AAAACGGGGAAGATGTTACCCGTTCTGGAGTACCTCAAACTACAGAGTATATCGTAGATATTATTAAGACTTCTTCTGAAGTGTTTCAGAATAGTATTATTATGACTATTAATAATACGATACCGTTCATGGCTCAAAAGAAGGTTGAGAAGCGCAAGTTTATTGAAGGTATTCTAGGGCTTGAAGTGTTTGGTAATATGTTACTTCAAGCACGTTCTGATTTTAACGATGTTAAGAGAAGTATCGATATTGAGAATACTAAGCATGTAGAAGTAGAACGCTCTTTAACTGAAGCTGCTAAACAACAAGAGAATTACGAGGCTAATAAAAAGAAAAGACTCGATACTCTAGTTAACCGTCAGAATAATAATATTCAAGAACTTGCTTTACTTAATGAAAAGCTCGGTAAGCTTGAGTCGGTTGATATAGCTGCGCAAGCTAAAGTCGAAGAAGATCTGAAGCTCTTAAAAGATGCAGAAAAGGCTTACGATAAGAAAGTAGCTGCAATCAACAAGCTTATCACTGAAGCAGAAGCACACATTAAGTTTAATACAGATCGTGTTAAGAAGCTCAAGAAAGTCGACAGTAAGTGTCAACATTGCGGTAAAGATCTCGCAGAAGCTGCTAATACCCAGTACGAAAAAGATAAAGATGATTGTAGTCAAGAGGTTTATAACTACACTGAAGTAGTTACAAGAGAGAAGCCTCGTCTTGCAGAAGCACAAAAGAACTTAGACAAGCTTGAAAAGTCTATACCTGATATGGAGCGCAAGTTAAACAACTTTGCTATTCGTAAAAAGGAAGTAGAGAATATCAACTCTCGTACCAAGCAACTTAACGATTGGCAGAACCAATTGGTTATCGATATTGATCAGCTTAATAAAGACTCTAACGACTTTCAAGATACAATTAATGGTATTTTAGTTCGTCAGAAAGAGATTAAAGAAGCTATTCTTGCTTTACAGGAAAGAATGGATATTATTGAGAATGCTAAGTTTATTACTTCAGAAGAAGGTGTAAAGTCGTTTATTGTGAAAAAGATACTACAGGTTCTTAATACACGACTTGCTCAATACCTGCGCAGACTCGAGAGTAATAGTAATGTTGTATTTAACGAGTTCTTTGATGAAACCATTACTAATGAAAGAGGTAAAGAGTGTAGTTACTTTAACTTCTCTGGTGCTGAACGTAAAGCTATTGACTTGGCGATGTTATTTACTTTTCAGGACATTCGTAGAGCACAAGCTGATGTTTGGCTCAATTTAAGTATGTTTGATGAGTTATTTGATTCGTCTTTAGATGAGAAAGGTATTGAGTTAGTACTTGATATTCTAAGAGAAAGGGTAGATAACTATAATGAGTCTATCTATATTATCTCCCACCGTAAAGAAAGTAAAAAATACTGTACAAGCGGCGAGATAGTATACCTTGAAAAGAAAAACGGTATAACTACAAGAATTACAAATTATGACATTTCCTAATAACGCTGGAGTGATCGGAGCTCCTCAACTTCCTTTTGGAGCACCTGTTATGGGTAGCCCTTTAAACGCTCAGCAGGCACCTGCACCATCTCACGGTGGGATGCCGAATGGTATGCCTCGCGCGGTAAGCTTTGCAGCTGACCATCAAGGATGTGGTTTTTGGAGAATGCACTGGCCTGAGACAGTGATTAACGGTCAACAGCTTGGAATTATTAATAACAATAATTTCATGATCTTACAAGAGAACTTCTACCAAGGTATCAAGAGTGTGAGAATCCAAAGGCAAGTAACCCCCTCTCAGCTGCAATTTGTTAAAGCTCTTAGAAGTATGTCTGATAAGACAAACAACTTTAAGATTTATTATGACATTGATGATGTAATTTTTCCGGAAGATATTCCTGTGTATAATAAAGCTCGGGAAGCGTTTCTTGATCCAATTATTAGTAACACTGCAGTAGAAATTATGAGGCTGTGTGATGGTATCACCACACCCACTTCGTATATGTCGAGTTATTATCAGGAAAAGACTGGGGTAAAGGGTATAGTACTTCCAAACTATATGCCTAAGTTTTGGATCGACCGTTTTTATAGTAAGACAAAGATTGCTGAAAACTATGAACTCTTTAAGCGCCGTCCAAGAGTGGGCTACATTGGGAGCCCTACTCACTTTAACGTAGGTGAGGTTCCAGGCGCACGAGATGATTTTGCTGATATTCGCGACACTATTATCAAGACTGTCAAAACCTTTAAATGGGTTATTATGGGTGGTTGTCCGGTAGAATTGGCTCATTTAGTAAGAAGCGGAGATATTGAATACGTACCATGGACTAGAATCTGGGACTATCCTGCTACATACAGTAGTCTCAATCTTAATGTGGTTATTGCACCATTACAGAACAATAAGTTTAATCTAGCTAAAGCCCCTATCAAGTACCTAGAAGCGGGTGCATTAGGTCTACCTTGTATCTGTCAAGACTTAGAACCATACAAAATGGCACCTCTACGCTTTAATACTTCTGATGAAATGGTAGACCTTATCAAGAAAATTCTTGTTGATAGAAAGCGCTACCTTACCGAATCAGATAGTGCTCGTAAGGTTGCAACTAAATGGTGGCTTGAGGATAATATTAAAGCGTTTACAGACCTATATTTTTCTTGATAATACGTTAAAATAGTACACAATAACACTGTGTACCGTAATATCTATTATAGCCCTCGAGATAGCGTCTGTCAGCTCTTTACTTGGGATGAGCAGGGTAATCGTGTCATTAAGAAGATGCCTTACCAGCCGTATTTTTATATCGAGACTAATTCTGATACGGCTGATGCGTTGTCTATCTTTAATACTAAGTTAAAGAAGAAGGTATTCAGAAGTAACTTTGACCGTAATAAAGCTGCTCAAGACGGAGCAATCAAACGACTCTATCATAACATTCAAGTAGAGCAGCAATTTCTCATCGAGCAATTCAAAGACGTTTACGATAAACCTGAGTTTTCTAATAACCCTCTTAAGGTATGCTTTCTTGATATCGAGGTATATTCGCCAGATGAGTTCCCGGAAGCTAAAGACGCTAAGCACCCGATTAATCTAATCACTGTATATGATAACTTGTCTGAGACGTTTTACACTTTCGGCGCTAAACCTTACACCCCTACTCGTAAGAACGTAGTATATACTGAATGCACAAGTGAGCATGACTTACTTGAGAAGTTCTTAGAGTTTTGGGAGAAGGATTATTACCCAGATATTCTTTCGGGGTGGAATACGGACTTTTTCGACTTCCCCTATCTTATTAACCGTATTAATAGTCTTTTAGGGGAAGATGCTGCAAAACGCTTATCTCCAGTAAAAAGTTTGTGGTGCCGTAAAGGTATCTTCGTTAAAGGACAGGAATTGGATCGCTGGTATATACATGGTATATCTGCAATGGATTACATGGAAGTGTATAGAGGTTTTGCACGCGGACTACTTGAATCGTATGCTCTTAACTTTGTTGCCCAGCATGAACTCGGAGAAGGTAAACTAGCTATTAATGCTACTAATTTAGCAGATCTATCTAAGACTGATTGGGATAACTTTGTTAACTACAACATTCAAGACGTTGATCTGTTAGTGAGAATGGAGAAGAAACTTCAATTCTTTAAGATTATTCGTATGTTGGCCTATAAAGGTTTAACTAGCTTTGAAGCTGCGCTTGGTAAGGTATCTATTGTTACTGGATGTGTAGCTCTAGAAGCCTACAAGCACGGTATGGTTATACCTACTTTCGTAGAAGGACCTACTCGTGAAGCTATTGAAGGCGGATACGTTAGAGATCCCGAAAGAGGTCTTCAAACCTCGGTTGTAAGTTATGACGCTAACTCACTATACCCTAATACTATTATTACCCTGAATATATCCCCGGAGACAAAGGTTGGTAAGATAGTTGCTAAGGATGATGAGAGTATCACTATACGTCTAACTAGTAACAAGGATTTTAAGCTCTCTAACGAGAAGTTTGTTCAGTTTATGCAAGCTGAGAAGCTTGCTATATCTAAAGCTAACGTACTCTATACTCAAAAGAAGCAAGGCGTGGTACCTTCACTTATTGACGGGCTGTATAAAGAGCGTGTAATAAACAAGAACATATACGTAGACTTAAAGAAAAAGTTAAGTAAGTTAACAGTAGATACTGATGAATACAAAACGTGTAAGTCGACTATGGAACGAGCAGACACCATACAACACGTCATCAAGATTCTACTCAATTCTATCTACGGGGTTTTTGCTAATAAGTTTAGCCCTATTTGTGATAGTGATCATGCCGGTAGTATTACTCTCACTGGTCAAGCAGTTGTTAAGCAAGCCAGTGAAATTATCGACCGATATGCGAGGGAAAAGTATGGTTATGAAGGTA